TACTTACTGGAACGTGGAAAGACGTAATCGTAATTTACGGTACAGTTAACATAAAAGAAAGTCCAGAACTTGATATGGCCACACTTGGATTTACATATCAAGTTCAGGATCCAGCAGGATTTGCAATGGATGAATTAGAAGGAGATGAAACCTTTAAAAATTATCTCGGATCCGTACTGCAATATATAATAACAGATTCACTAGAACATAATGAGGCACAGATAGGAATTGGACATAACGAATCAACTACCAACACACATACTGAATCACCTACTGAATAACGAAGATTATTGTAGGAGAGTCATACCATATTTAAGAAAAGAATATTTCGAAGGCATTCATAAAAATGTATTTGATCTTATTGTAAAGTTTGTTGGGCAACATAATAAATTACCAACATCTAAGGTATTACATTTAGAACTTAAGAAGGTTAATGCTCCTGAAGAAATACTCAATTCTTGCTCTAGACTTATTGACGAAATAGGATTAAAGTCTGATGTGGATACAGAATATCTGATACAGGAATCAGAAAAATGGTGTAGAGAAAGATCTGTCTATAATGCAATAATGGAATCAATCCAAATTATAGATGGAAAAGATAAAGAAAGAAGCGAAGGCGCTATACCAGAAATACTTTCTTCAGCTTTAGGTACTTCTTTTGATCAAGCAATTGGTCATGACTACATTGATAATTCAGAAGATAGGTTTACATTCTATAATAAAAAAGAAGATCGTATACCATTTGATCTCGACTATTTCAACAAAATAACAAAAGGTGGATTACCGAACAAAACACTCAATATTGCTCTGGCTGGTACTGGTGTAGGTAAATCTTTATTCATGTGCCACTGTGCCGCATCAGTTCTCAGTCAGGGCAAGAATGTGTTGTATATCACAATGGAAATGGCAGAAGAACGTATCGCTGAAAGAATCGATGCGAATCTAATGGATTTACCAGTTGAACAACTTCAGTCTTTACCAAAACAGGTTTTTGATAGTAAGATTTCTAAGATCGCAAAAGGATCTATAGGTAAACTTATTATTAAGGAATATCCAACAGGGGCCGCCCATACAGGGCATTTCAGAGCTTTATTGAATGAATTAAAGCTGAAAAAGAACTTTTGTCCGGATATAATTTATGTAGATTATTTAAATATTTGTGCCTCAAGTCGCATGCGTGGGCTTGGTGGTAGTATAAATAGTTATTCATACATAAAAGCTATAGCGGAAGAACTCCGTGGTTTAGCTGTGGAATTCAATGTACCAATAGTCTCTGCAACGCAGACTACCAGGTCAGGATATTCAAATACTGATTTAGGACTAGAGGATACATCTGAATCATTTGGTTTACCAGCAACGGCAGATCTTATGTTTGCTCTTATTTCAACAGAGGAACTTGAGGATTTAGGTCAGATGCTAGTAAAACAATTGAAAAATAGATATAACGATCCAACCAAATTTCGAAGGTTCGTAATTGGAGTTGATCGTTCCCGCATGAAACTATATGATGTAGAGGAGTCGGCACAGTCTGATATCATGTCTGACATGGCACCAGATAAGCCGATAAACAAGTTCGGAGAAAGAGAATCTCAAGACTCATATTCGGACTTCAAAATATAAAGGAGAAATATATGAATAATATGTTACAACTAGCAAAAGATTGGGTACTAGCAAGATGGGCAGAAAGAACATCTTGGGATGGTGGCGTTATCGTCGGTGTCTCTTTGTCTTACCTACTCTTAGGTGGTCTACTTGACTGGGTCGCCTGGTTAGCGTTAGCTTATGGTATCTATACTTTTGTAAAATCAGAAGTTCATTAATAGAACCTTTTATAATGATTCATGGGGGAGTGCAATACTCCCCTTTTTCTTAGTAAAAATGTCACGAAATTGTCACGAAAAAGGGGTTTACAAACCCCCCTCTTTTTGGTATAATACTTTAGTAAATTAATTAAAAAGGAGTGAAAAATGTCAAACTGTATAAATGATCAAATCCTCGAAAGGATATTTGACGATGTATCAGAAATGAATACTAGTTCAATTCTACAAGAACTAGAAGGCGGAATGTTTGCAGGTATGTGCGAATCATTCGATATGAGAGTGGCTTTAACCGATAGAGATAAAGTTATTGAATTACTTTGTAACAAAAGATTTGAAGAATTACCAGAGGGACCACAATAATGGATAAGTTTACAGTTAAATTCGAACACATTGCTACTTCAATTCCAGAAGTAGTAGAGATCAATCAAAATGAATTCAATCTACTGACTAAAAAGCCAGTTGATGATTCTAACACTGACCAAGCTTGGTTAAGCATGTGGTTAAGAAATACTGTACTGAATTCTAATTCTGGGAAATCAGCACAAGAAGATATAGAAGAATGGTTCAATCAATTCTTCTTCGAAGGTGTATTTAAAAACAATCAACTAAGGAGTCACTAATGAGAACAGATAGTTATGTAATGACAGTATATCCAGAATCAGCTGGAGATATGCTTGAACTTGAAAATATCAGAAAGGCTGTTAAGATTATGAATAAATCTTCTGATAAAAAATTCTACGTGAAATGCCAAGGTCGATTTGGAAAGAACAATAAGAATCTTTACAAATATAGAAACTTTAGTTCTTATCGCGGATTCTTCCATGATTGGAGAATCTGTAAATTAGCAGATGCCCAGAGATGGGACGTTTACATTTATGAGAGGTATACATATGAATAAAGCAGAGCAAAGAAAGAAAATCAAAAAAGATATTGATCAATTTCTTTCAAAGGGTGGAAAAATTGAAAAATGGGAAGATAAAGAATACCATCCTAAGCCAAAACAATATTCCCGATAGGTGCAATTATGATATTTAAAGTAGAATTTTTTAAGACAAAAGAAAAGATATATGAATATCTCTTTTCGTCACTAAAAGAAGCCATGATCTTTAATATGGCTATGTTAAAAAAAGGATTTAAATCAGATATCACTAGATTAAACATGAACGGTGATGAGATTCAATAATGGATATCATTACCTTAATAATCTTTGTTATTTGTTTAGCTGGAGCTTCTTGGCAAGCTTATAGACAAGGGATTCGCGAAGGATGCAGTAAAACCATTGATAAATTACATGATGCTAAGATTATCTCATATGATAATAAGGGTAATATCGTTCCTAATTCTTTTTTTAACTCTTAAATCTTTATAAATAGTATCACTATGCATAAATTTTCAGGATTCAAATCTTTAAAAGAAGCTGTAAAGCTTACACCTGCTGAGCTTGATAAACCAAATTCTATTACAAAAGAACCTCGAATCGATATTCTCATAAGAATTATCCAGCAGGGTAAACCTCTAGAGCTTTCAAAGGGTGGAACTGTTACTGTTGAAAATACCCCCGAGCTAATAGATCTTTTAAAAGATTTTGCAAAAAGTACTGAAAATAAAAAAGCAGCAATTCCTTTTATGGGATTGGATGGTAAAAACTATACAACTTCAGATCTATCTAAATCATCCGTCTTTGGTGGAGGAGGAGGATCTGGTGGAGGTTCACTTAATACTAAAATTACAGAATCTCATCAATGTGTTATGTGCCAAGCAATGCTTGATCATGGATTACAAGATGAAGAATTCTTTACTCCTGAAATACTTACAGCAGCATATAAAAAAGTTTTTGTTGACGCTAAATTGGATGAAGTATTAGGTGTTGAGGGAGATTGGTTCACCTCTTCTCATTTATCAGCATATGAACTTATAAAACAAAAATACATTCATAAGAATATGACATTCCACAGGAATGATGACAAAATGAAAAAAATATATGCTATTAAAGATTTTGCATATAAAAATTCAGACATCAAACCAATGAAGGATGATAAATGGAATCCAGGTGATATATGGGCTATAGATAAATCTTTTAAATTTGAGGATCTTAAAGTAGATAGTATTAGATCTTTAAACGAATCCCTTCTTGAGCATTTTGTTAATCGTAGCCTTGTTGCTATATCGCTCAAACTTGTAAGAAAATCAGCAAAAATTAAAGAACTTAATGTCAAGCTACCACCAGATACAGATGATCATAAACTTACAAGGATAGCACTCCAAGGAGATGTTAGAGGGGATTTCTGGTCTAATAAAGGTGCTACAGTATTTTATGATGACGGTAAAATGGCATTAAAAGACGGATCTCCAGGAGGATCAATAAAAGGAGAAATAGTACTTAAGACAGCAAGAGGTGGTGGTGCTGGTTGGGGTATTATGCAAGATGCTACACGACAGGTCTTTGGTAAGAAGTTACCAGATCATAAATCAGGAATTTATGCAATTGCTAAGAAAATAGCAACCAAACAAGATAAGAAAGGAATATCAATATTCTGGAAGATGTATAATAATTTTTACAAGAACGAAACATTTGAGGAATTCCAAGAAAAACTTTTATCAAAAGACACGAATTGGATTTCTTCTAAACTTGGTTGTTTATATGTTTGCTATTACCTAGACCTAAACACTGGAACAAAATCAAATAGATGGATAACAAAAATAATTAACTATGCTGGAAGTAAAGCTGAAGACTCCAGTTCATATGTAAAGGTTTATACATGATAAATTTTAATAACTACCTAACAGAAGCCGCAGGTAAGAATACTCATATGACACATATTGAGGATTTGATTCTTGACGGCGGAGTTAAGGGGGCTCGCCAGGCTATCCTAGCACTCAGATCTCTGCGGGATATGTTGAGCGGTAATGCGAAAGCACCTGTAGACATTACTGTCAAATGGGACGGAGCCCCCGCCTTGTTTGCTGGAGAGGATCCATCAGATGGAAAATTCTTTGTAGCAAAAAAGGGCATCTTCAATAAAGATGCAAAAGTCTACAAAAATCATGCAGATATAGACGCTGATACAAGTGGTGATTTGAATAAGAAACTTAAACTTGCATTCGATCATTTAAAGGATTTAGGTATTAAAGGAGTCATTCAAGGTGACTTTATGTTTGACGCATCGGATCTCAAAAAGGAGAATATCAATGGAGTTGAACATATTAGTTTTCACCCTAATACTATCGTGTATGCTGTTCCTACTTCCATGGCGTTAGCCAAAGAAATAATGGCATCTAAAATAGGAATTGTTTGGCATACTACATATAGCGGATCAAGTTTCGAAAACATGACAGCTACATTTGGAAAAGAAATCGTTTCTAAACTAAAACCTTCCAAAAACGTTTGGATGGTAGATGCTACATTAAAAGATTTATCAGGAAAAGCTACACTTACATCTAAACAAACTGAAATATTAAATGCAAACTTATCTGCTGCTGGAAAAACATTCCAAAAAATACAATCGAATATCCTAAAAGAAATAGAATCAAATAAAGAATTAAATCTTGTAATAAATGTTTATAATAATTTGGCCGTAAGAAAAGGTGAAAGGATCAAAGATACCAACAACCACGCTAAGGGATTAATAAAGTTCGTAGAAGAAAGATACACAAAGCAAATGGATAAATTAAAATCCCCAGCTGGAAAGGACAAAAAGGCTGCAGAAAGGGATAAACTATTAGCATTTTTTAGTAAATCTAACCTAAAAGGTCTAAAAAGTATGTTCGATTTACAGAATTTTGTCGTGAATGCGAAGTTAATTATTATAAATAAACTAAACGAGTTATCAAATATTGGTACATTCGTTAAAACAAAATCCGGATTTAAGGTGACCGGCGTTGAAGGCTTTGTCGCTATAGATCGATTACAAGGTGGTGCTGTTAAGTTAGTTGATAGACTGGAATTTTCTACCAACAACTTTAGCAAAGATATTATAAAGGGCTGGGATAATCCTGGCTAAAATGGGATACCGAGGATATAAATGTCAATTAAATCATTTAGTGAATATGTAGTAGAAAGCTCGAAAGAGGTTTCTTTTGTGTTTGGTAGATTCAATCCGCCCACGATAGGGCATGAAAAACTATTCGATTACTTAAAAAATCAATCAAGAGGCGGGGTATATCGAATATATGCTTCCAGATCAGTAGATCCTAAACAAAATCCTCTAGAATTCAAAGAGAAAATCAAATTTATCCGTAAGATGTTTCCAAAGCATGCACGTAGTGTTATGGCAGATAAAGATGTTCGTAATGTACTAGATGTTGTAGTAAAACTTTACGATCAAGGATTCACCAAAGTAACTATGGTTGCTGGATCAGATAGAGTAAAAGAATTCAATATACTGTTAAACAAATATAACGGTATTAAAGCTAGGCACGGCTTTTATAATTTCGAAGGTGCAATAAATGTAGTAAGTGCAGGGGAGAGAGATCCAGATGCAGAAGGAGCAACTGGTATGTCAGCTTCCAAGATGCGAGCCGCCGCTCAACAAAATGATTTGAATTTATTTTCAAAAGGGCTCCCATCGAGTTATAATCCCACCGAATTATTCAATGCAGTAAGAAAGGGTATGGGATTAAAAGAGTCTAGATCATTCAGAAAACATGTAGAACTACCTCCAGTATCAGAAACAAGAGAAGATTATATAGAAGGAAGTCTTTTCAGTGTTGGAAACCAGGTTAGAATAAAAGAATCAGGAGAAATAGGAGAGATAATAATTTGCGGAAGCAACTATCTCATGGTAGAATGTGACGGGATAAAATCAAGACAATGGCTAGATTCTGTCGAACTAGTAGAAGAAGGTGGAGCAGGAGACTTTGGAACAAAAAAAGGTCTAGATAGATATCTAAAAGATACTCCATTTGCAAAAATAGTAGAGGAAGAAAAACTTTCAAAAGCAGAAAAAGAAAAAAGAGCTAAAGAAAGAGAAGATCTTGCCGAACCAGGTAAACTGAGAAAAGATTTTGGTAAAGGATTAGGTAAATCCACAAAAGCTAAAAGACAAGCGCAGTTCAATAAGCAGGCTAAGAAACACTGGGATGATCCAAGTGCATATAAGCCTGCTCCTGGTGATAAGAGCACTGAGACTAAACCATCTCAATATACAAGAAAGTATAAGCAAATGTATGGTGATAAAGAACCAAAAAATGAAATGGTTGGTGTTCTTAAATTAGAAGATAAATTAGTCAAAGAGGATAAAGGACAAATTAGAAAGGCTATCCAGAAGAAATCTGATGCATCTGGTATAGCATATAGTATATTAAAACAAGTTTTTGACAGAGGAGTTGCTGCTTGGAGGGTTGGGCATAAACCGGGAACTACTCCAGCACAATGGGGTTTAGCCAGAGTTAACTCTTTTATTGTAAAAGGAAAAACCTGGCAGGTACATGATTCAGATCTAGCAAA